GCACATGGACATGGTGGCAACAAAGAAGCCTATGAGATGTCTGGTAAACTTGAACACAAACACGAAGATTAATTATGGATTTTTTGAAAGACATTGTAAAGGAGATCGGTGATGACTACACCAAACTCGCAGCCGATATTGACGAGACTGAAGAATATGTGGATACAGGTTCGTACATTTTTAACGGACTCGTATCAGGTAGCATATTTGGTGGTGTATCTAGCAACAAGATTACTGCTATTGCTGGCGAAAGTAGTACTGGAAAAACTTTCTTCTCTCTCGCTGTTGTCAAGAATTTTCTTGATAATGATCCTAACGCTTACTGCCTATATTTTGATACCGAATCCGCTATCACAAAGTCTCTCCTCGAAGATAGAGGAATTGACACATCTCGTTTTGTAGTATTCAATGTAGTAACTATTGAACAGTTTAGAAGCAAGGCACTTAAGGTAGTGGATATATATCTTAAGACTAAAACAGAGGATCGCAAACCCTGTATGTTTGTGTTAGACTCACTTGGTATGCTGTCTACTGAAAAAGAAATTAATGATGCATTAGAGGACAAACAAGTCCGTGACATGACCAAATCACAATTGGTTAAGGGTGCATTTAGAATGTTGACTTTGAAGTTAGGGCAGGCTAACATACCTATGATAGTTACTAACCACACTTATGATGTTATTGGAGCCTATGTACCAACTAAAGAAATGGGGGGCGGTAGTGGTCTTAAGTACGCTTCTAGTACGATCATTTACCTCACGAAAAAGAAAGAGAAAGACGGTAAAGATGTCATCGGAAATCTTATCAAAGCTAAGACAGCAAAGTCTCGTCTAAGCAAAGAGAATAAAGATGTAACTGTTCGCCTGTTCTATGATGACCGAGGACTGGACAAGTACTATGGTCTATTAGATCTTGGTGAACTTGGTGGTCTATGGAAAAATGTTGCTGGTCGTTATGAAATGAACGGCAAGAAAGTATATGCTAAAGAGATATACAAGAACCCAGAGAAGTATTTTACTCCTGAGGTTATGCAAGCTTTAGATGAGACTGCACAGAGAGAGTTTAGTTATGGAGCCTAGGTGTCTACCTTTATTTCCTATTCCAATAGCACTTTATAATTTCGTTGATAAAAAGCACGATCTAAATGTAAGTTTATTGACTGATATTTTATCAGAGAATCAAAAGGATGCTGCAGGAAAAACTCGTAGTAATATGGGTGGGTGGCATAGTAGAAGTGGATTAGAAAATGATTATGGCAGCTTTGGTCAACTGCGTGGTATAATAGAGAGGTGGGCAAATCATTTTTGTGAGCAGCATGGTTTTTTACAGGGATTAACTTGTGACAAACTATGGGCAAACATAAATGAGTCTGGTGATTTCAATCTAGGACATCATCACGGTAGAGCTTCTTTATCTGGTGTTTATTATCCTGTTGATTATCTAACGAATAGTAACGAATGTTATTTTAATTATGATCCAAATGCTATTATAAAGCCAGGTACATGGAATGGAACAAATGGTGGGTCTTTATATTTTCAAGACCCTTCATATGGATTAAAGAATACTCTTCTTAAAGATCCAAACAATCCAAGTCCATATACCTTTGATGCTTATTATACCTACCCTGTTTCTGGATTGTTAATATTCTTCCCTTCGTATCTTATTCACACCGTCACTCCTTTTAAAGAAAATAAAAAGAGAGTGAGTATATCATTTGTTTGTGGTTATGGAAAGACTTGAACTGACGATTCTTAGGAATCTTATTCACAATGAGGACTATGCTAGAAAGGTTATTCCTTTTATTGATCTTGATTACTTTGATATTAGATCAGAGCAAGTAGTATGCCAAGAGATTATTGATTTTATTGCCAAGTATAATAAACTTCTTACTACAGAAGTTTTGGAAATTGAAATACAAAATAGATCTGATCTTACAGAGACAGAGTTAAAAGAATTACAAGAAACTATTTCTTCATTGAAAGATAATGAAATCAATGATGATTGGTTACTAGATGCTACAGAGAAATGGTGTAGAGATCGTGCTATATACTTGGCGTTGATGTCTTCTATTAAAATTGCCGATGGACAGGATGACAATAAAGGAAGGGATTCTATTCCTAGTATTTTGTCTGATGCTCTGGCTGTGTCTTTCGATAATCATATAGGACACGATTATCTTGAAGATTATGAGGAAAGATACGAATCATATCACAGGAAGGAAGATAAGATCCCGTTCGACCTTGAGTTTTTTAACAAGATTACAAAGGGGGGTCTTCCGAATAAGACTCTCAACATTGCTCTTGCTGGCACAGGGGTTGGAAAGTCTTTATTTATGTGCCATGTGGCTAGCAGTGTCCTCCTCCAAGGAAAAAATGTTCTCTACATTACGATGGAGATGGCAGAGGAAAAAATTGCGGAGAGGATCGATGCTAATTTACTTGATGTCAATATTAAAGATATAAATGAATTACCTCGTGTAATGTTTGAAAATAAGGTAACTAATATTGCTAAGAAGACACAAGGTGCTCTTATCATTAAAGAGTATCCTACTGCATCTGCACATAGTGGTCACTTTAAAGCATTGCTTAACGAACTTTTATTAAAGAAATCATTTAGTCCTGATATAATATTCATAGATTACTTAAACATATGTGCATCATCCAGATACAAAGCAGGAAGTAATGTCAATTCATATTCATACATTAAAGCGATTGCAGAAGAGCTTCGTGGTCTTGCTGTCGAGTTTAACTTACCGATTGTTAGTGCTACTCAAACTACTCGTTCTGGTTTCGCTTCTTCTGATGTTGACCTTACTGACACTTCAGAATCCTTTGGACTCCCTGCTACTGCTGACCTTATGTTCGCTCTCATTTCTAGCGAGGAGTTGGAACCCTTGAATCAGATTCAAGTTAAACAATTAAAGAACAGATACAATGATCCTACTATGCATAAGAGATTTGTTATTGGTATTGATCGTTCTAAGATGAGATTGTATGATTGTAATCAGGATGAGGGTGGTGAATTAATAGACACTGGAAAGCAAGAAGATGACACTAAGACTAGTTTTGAATCTATGAAAAATAAATTTGCTAGTTTGCAGTTTACATGATGATTAAATCTTGCAATGAAATATGGGCAGAGATAAGTGTTGTCAACAATGCTAAGTGGCAATTTAAATTTGTCGGTAAGGATAATGATATACCAGTACTTATGGCAGAGGATTACTTTAAATTCCCTGATAAGGTTAGAGACTTCTTAGTCAATGGTCACTGGTGGACAAATGGATGTAATAATTTTGAGTCTATTATTAGACCAGGTAAAAGTTATTATGTGTTTCCAGAGATTCATGATTGGTTTGCTGACCCATTGATCAATTCTTTTAGACCTTTGTTTGGTGTTAAAGAGATTGGTGTTAAAAATATTAGTGGTAATTGTTTTAATGGTAATATGCGAATAGAGGATCTCCGTTCTGTATTTCCACATACAGATCTTGTTGATAATGTTATTGAAGATTCTGCTCATGTTGCTTGTAATATAAATCTTACCAATTCTGATAATGTTAAGACTGGGTTCTGGTCATTTAAAGGTAAGAAGTCGTGGTTAGATTATAGTCATAATGATTATAATGCTGAGACTAGATTCTTTAAAAGTTTGAATCATTCTTTAGTTGATAAACCCCAATGGTTCCAGATAGATGATTATGATCCTTGGAAGCTTGAAGAAATTGTAGATATGGGGTATAATAGTTTTGTATCCTATCCGACTTGTTTCCTACATAACCCATATATAAAGGAAGATTGGTTCAATGATAGTGATAGAGTTACTATCGCTGCGTTCTTCGATATTATTCCGAAGGATTTGGATTTTGAACAAAAGGATTTGGATGATGTATCTTTCACTTGGGAATTTTTCCACCTAGATAAGATACATAATTTTCATCCTAAAGAAACTGTAACTAATTAAAGATCATGCCTACTTATTCCGATGCTATCGCTGATGCTACACCAGATCCGCAGAAGCCAACACCAACACCACAACTTAAAAGACCAAATCGTCCTAAAGAGTTTTGGGATGTAGAACCAGGTGATGCTGGAACAGAAGGGTGGAGAGATGATCC